GCAATCCTGACGGCTCACCTCTGACACCGGAAAGCAAAGCTAAAGGTGGAATGTATCACTCCCGGCCTGTGAACAAATACGCCGAGGGCGATCTGCGCAGACCCCCGCCACAAAGCATGATTGATTTCGCACAACAGAATTCGTCGCCCAGTCTTGATGGGTTGGCAAGACGATACGCTGGCGCTCCTGTCGCACCGGCACCCGTGGATCCAGTTGCAGCAGCACGCGAACGGTACGAGGCAGCATCTCAGCGCCTACGCGCAGCTGCTATGGCAGGCATGCAGGAAGCACCGAAAGGCCCAAGCGAGTCTGAAAAGTATTTTCGTCTTGCGTCAGCATTTCTGGACCCCGGCAAGACCGGCAGCTTTGGTGAAGCGGCTGGTCGCGCAGCGGCTGCGATGGGCGATTACAATCGTGAAAAGCGCGCTGCTGAAAACGACTCTCTTGCAGAGCGCAGAAACTTTGCGTCGCAGCTGGCTGAACTGGATATGGATGCGGCCGGCACCAATCTGAATACAGAGCTGACAATGCAGGCGCGCAGAGATGCTGCGGATGAAAAGAGAAATGCCGTCACGGGAGCCGCAGCAAATCAAGCACAAGCCGAGGGGCTCATTCCCGGCACGCCAGCGTTCATTGCTCGCGTCAAAGAAATATATGAGCAGGACATGGCCTACAAACAGGCGACACAGGATAGGCTTGTTGGCTCGGCAGATGCGAATACAGCACGTATAGATCAGATGATGGAAATACAGCGACGCAAGGATGAGACCGAGCGGGAAGCGCGCAACAAGAAAAACGACGCAGAAGTAATCGAGCTGCAGAGGGCGCTTGCCATAGCGCAAAGAATGGCAAACAACACTGATGGAATGGCAGGTGCCACTGGTCTAGACGCTTCGCTGCCATCACTCCGCACAGCAACGCGGGAATTTGAGGCTGATCTAAAAGAGCTGTCAAGTCTGCTTACCATGTCAAATCTTGGCAGGCTGACAGGCGTGCTCTCCAATCAGGACATTCTGTTGATCGCCAACGCAGCAAGCGGCATCGACCCGGCAGCAGGAGAGCCAAGAATGATGGCATCACTGTCGCAGATCGTGGGCACACTGATTGCTCGTATCGACGAGGCCGAACAGAAGAAGAGCGCATCGTCCGGCGGCATGTCGCCAGAAGATCAGGCAGCGCTTGAATGGGCAAACGCAAACCCGAACGATCCACGGGCTGCGCAAATAATGGAGCGACTCAATGGCGTTTGATCCAGACGAATACCTTGGCAAAAGCAAGCCGAGCGATGCTACCGCGTTCGATCCTGATGCGTTTCTTGAAAAGCCGCGCCTGCGCGATTCTGCGTTTCAGATGCCTGTGCGAAGACAAGAGCCAGCCCCGGTCGTCCGCAAGAATAGCGGAGCTGCAAACGCTGCGCTTGGTGTCATAAGTGGAGCTTCCGACATTGGCGCAACACTGATGACCCCTGTTGACTGGATGGCAAGGAATGCAGATCGACTTCCGCGCCAAATTCGCAATTCGTTAATTGCCAATCATCCTGTTTTGTCATCGCTGGCCATGCTGGCTGATCGCTACGGCTTGATCGGAAGAGAAGATCGTCGTGGAGACCTTGAGGCAATACAGCAAGAGGTTGCTGACACCGATTCTGGCGCATACAGGCTTGCCAGAGTTGGAACGAATGTTGCCGGCACGCTGGGAGTTCCCGGCGGAATCGCAAAGTCTCTTGGCAGCGTCCCGGCGATTGCGAGGTCGATGCCTACGCTGTTGCCAGCCATCGAAGCAAGCGGAATGGCGACACAGCGAGGCTTGCCATTTTTAGAGCAGATGGGAGCAAGAATTGCAGGCGGCGGGATTGCTGGTGGCGCGTCTGCAGCGCTTGTCGATCCGTCCACCGCCGAAACGGGTGTGGCTATGGGTGCTGCGCTGCCGATTGGCATGGAGGGGCTTGGCTCTTTGCTGCGGGGCACTGGGTATCTTGGGCGCACTGCGCTGGGCGGCATGACAGGCACAAGCGAAGACGCTATTGGTACAGCTTACTCGGCAGGCAGACAGGGGCAACGTGAATTTCTCGACAACGTAAACAGTCGTGTGCCGATGAGATCTGTTGTGGACTCGCTTCGGGAAAACATCGGTGAAATGGTCAGGCGAAGAAACGCCTCATATCAATCGGACATGGCCGCATTGTCGGGCGACCGCCAAATTCTGGACATGGCAGATATGCAGAGGGCTTTGGATAGCGTTAGAGACACCGGCTACTACAAAGGCGTTCCTATAAACGAGCCGGCAGCTGATGTCTTGCAGCAGTTGCAGGGTCAGTTGGATCAGTGGTCACTGCTTGATCCAGCTGAATACCACACGCCGGCCGGAATGGACGCGCTGAAGAAATCGATTGGGCACATCAAGAACGCGCAGCCATTTGGCATGCCCTCTCGGCACGCCGCTGATCAGGTATACAACGCAGTACGGCGCCAGATTGCCAATGACGCCCCTGTGTACGACGGCATCATGTCGCGGTACAGCGATGCAAGCGATACTTTGGATGAAATAACAGGCGCGCTGTCGGGCAAGTCAAACTCACCTATCGACGCCTCGCTGCGCAAACTGCAGTCAGTGATGCGAAACAATGCGCAGACAAACTACGGCAATAGGCTTGAGCTGGTGAGACAAGCGGGAGAAGAGGGCGGCATAGATTTGATGCCGGCACTGGCTGGGCAGGCGCTCAACAGTTGGATGCCTCGCGGAATGACGGGGGCCATTGAAAAAGGGGTGTCAATCCCGGCAGCGACAGCGGCGGCGGTCACAATGCAAAACCCGCTGCTATTGGCACCAATCCCTTTCACATCTCCACGACTGATGGGTAACTTGCTGTATGGGGCTGGAGCAACTGCGCGTGGAGTATCGAGGGGCGCAAGTGAAGTATCAAGGGCCGCAAGAGCCGCAGCAGACTATCTTGGGATTGGGATACCTGCCGACATTGTCCAAGCATCCCGGTTGCCGTCTGCGCTGGCATTCATGCGCGACAAGGAAGACATGAAAGGCCGCAGCCCTCTCAAGCGGGAACCGAAAGAGTGAGCAGGGCGTGAAGCGCGTCCATCGTGGCGATGTCTGATATCTGGATCCGGCGAGAGTCGGCAGTCTGAATCAATCCGTCAGCCATCTGGCCGCGCTTCACATCGCACGCTTTGTCGCTGGTCCAGAAGCGGTTCTTGTGCATCCAGCCGAGCAGCCACACATAACCGTTGATGTCTGTGCGAGCGAACACGTACAGGTCAACATCGTAGTTTGATTGCGCAGCCAGCACATGGCAGGTGTAGTTTGGTCGCGGTGGAGAAGTGCAAGCCTTTGTCTTCACATCGACCTTCAGGCCGTTGACGACAAAATCGTACGCGCCTTTCTTCTCGGCCACGTACTCGAAAGCGATCCCTGCATCCTTCAGCCACCGACCGAAGGCCAGCTCTCCCAGTGTTCCGGTGAGCTGGCCTGCTCCGTCTTCAAGAATGGTCTTGTTGTTGAACGCCTGCCTCGTACACTTGCTCGCAGAGTAGGATGCCCACGCTGGAGTCACTTCATACTTCAGCATAAACGCCACATCAGCCTTGTTGATCACAACAACAACAGTAGCGCCACTCGCTGCGCTTCCGCCTTTTCCTTCTCAATGCCTTCGGCGCGTTCGGCAATCTTGCTTTGATCAACATACTGCTTGAATGCGGACTGCTGATCCATCACCCGCTGCGGGGCCGCGCCCGTGCCGATCCCATCTGGGCCCAGCAGCCCTCCCAGCCCTTGATGCTGGTGGCATAGCCGGGCCCATTCACGCTTGGCTGAATCTTCATAGCTCATCGCCATAGATCACCTCGCTACTTGTCAGGAAACAGCTCTTTGATCAACTTGCTGATCTGCTTGTGGCGACGTTCCAGCAAGTCGTACTCGTCGATTGCGCTGATGATTTTGTCGAAGTCGATCTCCTTGCTGGCGCACTGCTCGCCGATCTTGGACTCCAACGTGAGCATGCGCTCTTCGATGTCGGCCATCTTGCCGTCGGCGCGGGATTTTGCAATGCGCGCACGAAGCGGAACTGCAGCGGCGTCGATTGCCTCCTTCGTCAGCGAGATAAGGGTCTCGTAGGGTTTGGATGTAAAGGCCATGGTATTGCTCCTGTTGTTTAAGTGATGATAATGCGCGGTGCCCTGATTTGTACTTCGTACTCACAGACAAGGGTATCGAAAGCAAGCAATTCGGTTTCCATGTTGTCGATGAACGCGTCATCGCGCAGCGACCGCTGGCGGGTGTACTCCTTGCCTACCGACCTCAGTGCAGGGAAGTACAAGCAGTTGTCCCACCACTCCGCACCGTACAGCCAAATGCATCCTTGAACCTGCGGCTTGATGTCACCGAAATCGTTGTCGAGGATTATCGGGCGGGTCTTGTCTGGAGCGTAGAAGCATTTGTATTCGCCGCCACCACTCTTGCCGACCAGCGCATCAGCAGACGCACCGAAGCGGCCATCCTTCGTGCGGATGAATCCGGCCAGATCCACAACCTCATTGATGTCGATCTCATGCCGAATTCGACAAGCCTCTTCCAGCTCCTTCCCACGACGCATCGCATAGGTTTCAAACTGCTCGACCAGCGGCTCACCTGCGACTCGCTCGCAAGCAAGCCGGAAGGCGTAGTTGAGCGCAGCATCGGACCACTCGCCGATCTTCTCGCCACGCAGGGCTTTGGCCACCGTCGTTGATTTCGGCGGAGCCTTGTACCCGGCGATCAGCATTGCTGCTTTTTCGTCGTTGCCTGCGCGGATCGCGTCAACGTACATCTGCTGCTTCTCATCCAGCAGTCCGACCTTTGCGAGCACAACACCGAACATGCTGGCAGAGCACACGCCAGCCCGTGCTGCAAACCACTCCGCAGTGCCTTGCTCGCATTCGATTATTTCAATGTCATCTCTGTCTGTAATGTTATTGTGCATTTGACACCTCCGGTGCTGCTTTGTCTTTTGTGTTAGCAATCGCATTGACGGCTACCTGCAGCCGGTCAACGGTGAGATCGGCCAGCGACTCAACACGCAGACGCTTGCAGATTGCGGATACAGATACGCCTTTCAGCTCGGCAGCGGCGATCAGGTCGGCAACCTGTTTCACGGACACGGTCTCCTTCTCAGGCTTTTTGGCGGCTTGGCTCTGGCCGTCGTTGTCCAGTCTGGAAATGGCAATGTCGAAAATTGCCAGCTCCATGTAGCGCCTTGCGTAGGTAGTGCTGGAGCCTTTGCCTTGAATGGCGGTTTTGTTGGACTTGCCATCCTTGCCGGCATTGTCGAGCGGCCAGTCGTCTTCGTACAGTTTGCTGTGACCGCCAGAGTGCAACACCTCAAGCGTCATCGTGATGTGGTTCGGCTGGGCGCACGGCTTCGATCCGCCGACGATTGAAAAGCCATGCGATGTCCAGACAGGTTTGCATTGGGCATGGATGGCGTCAATGTCGGCGTACAGGGATTGTGTGTGAGAGTTCTTCAGCTTTGCGGCAACAGCCTGCAGCTGGCCCTGCACCTTCGCCATGTCGGAATTGAACGCTCGCACAGCAGCGTCGTGCTCCATCTTCTGGTGCATCGCAAACGCACGCTCTACTCTGTCCATGTCAATATCTGGCATCAAAGACATGCGTTCGATGACGGTCATTAGTTGTGCGGCAGGGGTTGCGGGAAGTGCCGGCTCGATGGGCACACTTTGTATTGCGAGATTGTGTGTAGACATACATCACCTCAGTTGTTTTGGGAATTCAGAATTTCACACTCGCAACAGCTTGTCAACACTCTTGCAATACAAATAATTTCGTGATGTGATTCGCGTCGCTGGGCGCACAGGAGGTAAATAGTGATCGAAACGAGAGCGGAAGCGAGAACGGCACTGCAGGAAATTTACGGTCTGACGCAGTGGAGTATGCGCGAGATTGCACGCAAGGCGGAGATTGATGTGGCGACAGTGTCGAGGCTTCAAGCATCGGCAACCGGCCATCTTCCTTACCCAAAAACGCGCAAGAACATTTCAAAACTGTTGACGCGAGTCAGGAGCAAATATGGCAACAAAGATTCCAAAAAAGCGCGGGATGGCGATGGCTAAAATCCGTGCGGCAGAAGATGCGCGCACCGGCAAAAGCATCGACAATGTGCCGTACAAAGACAGGCGCTGGCGCAAGTGCTATCGTGAAGCGTTTATGAGAGTCAGCCAGCTGGCATTCAATTTCTAACTTAAAAAGCAGGACAACAACATGGGCAGAAAGACATTACGACCGAGGCAGTCGCTTGCGATAGATAAGCTGCGCGAGGCTCTCAGATCAGGGGTCAAGCGGGTGGTGCTCAAGGCTCCCACCGGATTCGGCAAGACCGTGGTCGCCGCAGAAATAATCCACGCAGCTATCGCAAAGGGAAAGCGCGTTCACTTCGTTGTGGATGCGATCACGCTGGTTGACCAGACGGCGCGATCATTCTACGAGCAGGGCATTACTGACATCGGCGTGATACAAGCCGACCATGAGATGACCAATCCGAACGCTATGGTGCAGGTGTGCTCGCAGGCGACACTCATGAGGCGCAGGCATCTGCCGCATGCGGATCTGGTGCTTGTCGATGAGGTGCATATTTTTTATGACTTCTACGCGAAGTGGATGGAAAAGTGGGACCAGATCCCATTCATCGGCCTGAGCGCAACGCCGTATACCAAAGGTCTCGGCAAACACTTCCAACAACTGATCTCCACCGCTACCACGCAAGAGCTGATCGACGAAGGCTCGCTCAGTGATTTTAAAGTGTGGGCGCCATCGACTCCCGATCTTTCGAAGGTGAAGATCGTAGCCGGCGACTACTCCGAAGACCAGCTCGCAGCAGTGATGAATCAGGCCGACCTTGTCGGAGACATCGTCCAGAAGTGGAAGCAGCTCGCAGAGAATCGTCCGACGTTTTGCTACGCCGTAGACCGGGCGCACGCCAGAGCCATCCAGCGCAAGTTCCAAGAGGCTGGTATCGAGTTTGAATACATTGATGCATACACGACACGCGAACAGCGCGATGAGATCAAGCAGCAGTTTCACGACGGCCGTGTAGTTGGCGTAGTGAGCGTTGGCTGTTTGGTCAAGGGCGTGGACTGGGACGTTCGCTGCATCATTCTTGCGCGTCCTACGAAGAGCGATTCGCTATATCAGCAAATAATTGGCAGGGGTCTGCGTACCGCTGACGGGAAAGATTTCTGCTTGGTCATCGACCACACCGGCACCACGCTGCGACTGGGATTTGTCACTGATGTCGATGACAGGCACACGGTGCTCGACATGGGCAAGAAGCAGAAAAATACACCACAAGAAAAAGTCGAGCCGTTGCCGAAAGAGTGTCCGCAGTGCAAGTTCGTCAAGCCGGCGAAGGTCTGGGAGTGTCCAAATTGCGGATACAAGCCGGAGCGCCAGCACGCTGTTGTAGAGGCGCAGGGTCAGCTTGAGGAACTCACGCGGACGCAGAAGAAGAACAACAAAAATGCGTCACCGACAGAGAAAGCATTTTTCTACGGTGAGGCGATTGCGTATGGTCGTGAGCGGGGCAGGAAGGATGGCTGGGCGGCAAACCTTTACAGAAGCAAGTACGGTGTGTGGCCGAACAAGATCAAGCCATTCATGAGAGCCCCAACGCCGGAAACGCTTGCCTACATCACGGCGATGAATATCCGCTACGCAAAGGGAAAAGGGAGAAGCGCCAATGTTTGAAGACTTCAGAGCTGCAACCACCGGGCGCTGGTACGGCATCTTGTCATCTTACGGGATCGATCAGAGTTTCCTGCGTAATGCTCACGGGCCATGTCCATTGTGTGGTGGCACAGATAGGTATCGGTTCGACGATAAGGATGGTCGCGGCACGTATTACTGCTCTGGGTGTGGATCCGGTGATGGTCTCGATCTGCTGTCGAAGTACACCGGCAAACCATTGAAAGATTTGATGGCAGAGATCGCCCCACGCGCCGAGCAGTTCAACGTCAAGCCAAAAAAGCCGGCACAGAACGGCGACGGCAGGATCCGGCGCATCATCGCTGAGAGTGTGCCGATCAGCAATTTCCACGGCGGCATCGTCAGGAAGTATCTCGCGTCGCGTGGCGTGAAAGCGTCGCCATTCTTGCGAGAGCATCCCGGGCTGAAGTATTACGACGCGGACGGGAAAGTCGTGGGGACATTTCCTGCGATGGTGGCACTGGTGGAGAACGTGACTGCTGTGGCCACGCTGCACATCACGTACCTGACGGCAGAAGGAACCAAGGCGCCTGTGCCGTCTGTGAAGAAGATCCTGACTCCTCGCTGCAGCACAGACGGGGCTTTCATTCGTCTGACCAAAGACTACGACGCCGTTGGAATTGCGGAAGGCATTGAAACCGCACTGGCAGTCATGAAGATGTACAACATTCCGTGCTGGGCATCAGGCACTGCCGGCATGCTGGAGAAGTTCTGTCCGCCGCCAGCAGTGAAGGGCGTGATAATTTACGGTGACAACGACGCCAGCTTCACCGGCCAGAAAGCAGCGTACACTCTGGCGTTTAATCTGGCCAAAAAAGGCATCACGGTTACAGTCAAAATACCAGACAAGGTCGGCGACTTTGCCGATGCGTGGCATCTCGGGGGTGAGCGTGAGTAGAAAACTTCCGCACCGCTACGCCGCAGACTTCATGGCCGCCGGCAATGACAAGGACAAGCAGAAGGCCGCACTGAAGGGATGCCCCGAGCACTGGCGCGATCAAGTGAAGACGCACATCAACATTCAGCGGATGTGGCTCATCCACAACGCCAAAGTAGCAGCACAGCAACAACAACTGTTCTAACGACTGGGAGATCACAATGGACATCAACGAGGCAGTACGTAGATACAACGAAGGCGAGCGGGTGATCCCGCTGGCGGCAGAAGCTGGGTGCAGTTACTACACGATGCATTGCAGGCTCAAGCGCGCCGGGGTGAAGTTCAGATCCGTAGGGCGAGCAAGGACCAAGCCGATCAAGGCGAAGAAGCAGAAGCAGTTTGCTGCGCTCATGCGTGACGCAGGGCCATCGGCTTTCGGTGCATTCCTGAGCAGGCCGCTTACCGGAGGTTTCTGTGGAAATTGATGACGAGACCTTCGTGGTCAATTCGACCCAGTCGATCCCTGAGTTTGGCAAATGGGTGCGCGCCAAGTTCGAAGAGTTTAAATACCTGACGTTTACCTACCGTGCAGGGGAAGACAGAAGTTTGACACAAAATTCGCTTCTACATATTTGGCTTACGCTGTACGCCGCCCATCTGGCAAAGATCGACCGCAAGCAGGTGTCGAAGGAGATGATCGAGTTCATCAAGACGCTGTGCAAAAAACAATACTACACCGAGACCGGGGCGCCATGGATGATCACGCGGATGATCAACCCGGCCAAGCCGAAGCGGAAGGGCAAGATCTACTACCGCAGCTCCGCCGACTACAAACACGGCGAGATGTTCCAGTTTCTCACTTGGCTCCAGATGAAAGCGGCTCAGGACGGGCTTGTGCTGGAATCGACGGGTCAGTACGCGAAACTGCAAAGGCAGCATCTGGGTGAGTAATTCCAAGCGCAAGTGCGCCCTGAAGTCTTGCGGGATCCGGTTCAGACCGGCGGACGGTATTGTTCGGGGGCTGCAGGCGTGGTGTGGGGAGGATCATCAGATTGAGTGGGCCGTGGCGGCGGGTAGGAAGCTGCGAGCCCACAAGGCTTCTCAGGAGCGCACAGAGCGTAAGAAGGCTTTCAAGCTACAGAACCACCGGCATCAGTTCGATTTGACGAAGCGCGTAGCCCAGCAACTTGCAAACCTACTCGACGCCGCACTGCCTTGCATTTGCTGCAATCGGCCTCGGAAGCCGGGGGTTCAGTTCTGCGGGGGGCACTACAAGACCGGCGGGGGGCATCCAGAGCTTGCTGTAGACCTGCGAAATATCCACGGGCAGGAGAACTACGGATGCAACTGCCAGCGGTCTGGGAACATCTCAGGGGATAAGCACAGCCACGGGTTCAAGGCTGGTCTAATCCTGCGCTACGGGCAAGAGTTGGTTGACTGGCTCGACGGCCATCACCCCGCAGTGAAGCTGACCGGGGAGCAGCTGCAACAGATCCGCAAGACGTACATGAAAGAGATCCGACACATAAAAGCCGGTGGCCAGCCTACGCGAGACTGGCGATCAATCAACGACAAGGGGCCGACGTATGATAACAACGTGTAATTGCGAGCTGTGCTGGATGGACATTCCTGCGTGCGCAGCATTTACAGCTGACAAAAATGTACCAACCGCGTGCGCAGAGTGCTGGCACGATGAGGGCTGTCACAGCAATCCGTTTACTGTGCCGGCACTCAGCTCAAGCACTCAGGAATGAATGCCGGGAGATCGGCTTCTTTTTCAGTCTGTAGGTAGAGTGCCATCTGCCGCCAGTACCGCTCGCAGTCGGGCTTGTCGTCCACTGTCGCCACAGCTTGCCCAAGCGTCCATCCGAGCAACACTCCCAGAGCTGCCAGCAGCAACGCCGCAGTTTTGTTTTCGTCACTCATTTCGTTTTCTCCTGTTTCCC